GTGTGCCTGTGGCAATGCAGTGAGCAATATGAAGCGCGTGAAAACTCTTGAAGCTGCCTGGCGGTCCGTAGAGCGCGCTGAAACTACCCACAGGCAGCACCTTATCTATCAACCAACGCACCGGCTCGTCTTGGATGCTGTCCCAATGCTCGATCTGTATTTGCTTTGACGGTTTGGCTTGTTCCTCTGCCGCTGTCTTGATTGGCTCTGACTCAAATTCCTTTGCGATGTCAAAGTCTGACGGTGCTGTCACTTGCTGCACCGCGCTTGCCACAGAATTCAGAATCGGATTCAATCTTTCGGGCATCGTTACCTGATCCAGCGTTGTCACGATTGGCGCGGCCTTGACCAGCGCCACCAGCTCGGCTCTACCGCCACCCGCCTCAATGAATTCAAAGGCATCGTCACCTTGCCCTTGCAGACCGAGGTCAACTACCTTCAGTGACTTGACGATGGGCAAGATTGCCTCTGCCGCCTTGTACGCATAACCCCAACCCGCCACATCGTTGTCCGGCACGATGATGACCTGCGCTCCGGCAAAGTATTCGGTGATTGCGGCTGGCCATGATCCAGCGCCAGTGTGCGCGGTGGTGGCGATCATGCCGATTGACTTGATCGCATCCGCTGCTTTCTCGCCCTCTACCAAGAAGACATTGCGCCCCGCTGTCTTCGCGTCCAGCAGTGCAGGCAAGTTGTACGGCACGATGCGCGCATCTCCAAGCGTTGAGTGCTTGCGGCCATCCGCGTCAACCTTGTACAGCCGATAGGTCTTGCCTGTCTCGCCAATCTTGTACCGCTGCTTGACAAAGACTGTCTGACGGTCCTCATCCTGATACGCCCATTCCTGTTCCAGTATGTTGCGCGGAATCGGTCTGATGTTGGCCAAGGGATCAGGCTTGTCCAAGAGTTCGGGAAGCAGATTGAGTGCTCTGATGGTGTGGAAGACATCCTCTTGGCTGCACCCACCATGACAGTGGAATAAAGGCTTGCCCTCATCATTGATGTCGATGCTGAGACTTGGATTCTTGTCGCCGTTGCCTTTTCCGTGACTCGGAACAGGGCAGCTGGCCACCCATTGACCGTTGGCTTTTTTGGCGTTGCCTAAGCTCTTGGCTATTTGTTCTGCTTGCATTTAGCTGCCATTTTTTTAGAGGAAAAAAAAGCCTGGGGTTTTACGCCCAGGCACTTACTGACTAAAGGTTAAAACATCTCGTCATCAGCCACTGCTGCGGCCATCGCTGACTTCGCTGGCACTTCAACTGGTGGCACAAACGACGGTCTTGGTGTGTAAACTGGTACAGCAGCCGGTACAGAGTGATCAGCTCCTACAGCATCCATACCCAACGGACGATCAATCCAACTGATGATGTTGAACGCTGGAATGCGTGTCGTGCCCTTGCCGATCTTTTCCAACTTGCTGCCGGTGTACTCCAGCACAGGCAACTTGCCTGCATTGGCGGCTTGCTGTGCAGCGCACGCCTCGTATAGAGTTTGAAGCCCCATGTTCGGACCTACGCCATTCGATGACCATTCCACCAAGCCGATTTCCTTGTTGTAAAACTTGACGATGAATCCGCGTTTGTGGTCGGGGGACGGCTGTGCGCCTTTGCGTCCAAGCACTGCATCGGCCTGCCAATCGCGCAGTCCGACACCGAGTGCCAGCCAACCTGTTTGCACATCATTGATGTCGAACACGATCTTTTTGAGTTGGATTTCCTCGCCAAGATTGTTTGTCCAAGCGTTGGCTTGGGGTGAGAAGCGGATGTAGTTTCCAGAGCCGCCATTTGATGAGAGGTTTAGCATTTTGCGTTTTGCTTTCTAAGTTTCAGGGTTTGCATTATTGACTCAACCCGCGATCTCTCGCAAGTGTGAGTCCACTTGATACCTTGACCGATAACTCGTCCAAGATAACTCTTTGTTCCTTTGGCAGTAGCTTTTCCGCTGCCGCAGGAGAAATTAGTGTCGTATCGAAAATCTGAGTTCGGGTAAGTCCCAACTCGGCCAACTTGTCAGCGGCCTTGTCGCCATCCAACCATTTGCGCGTTGGGCGTTTCGGTGCGAGCTGCCAGCCTTGCAGCACCATGCCGTCCTTTTCCATGGCCTGCATTGCGTGCTCTTCCACCGCCTTGATGAATTTCTCCACCATCGGTGCTTTGTCCAGAATGGCGCTGATCTGATCCGGTGTCAGCGTCTTCATCACCTCCGCAATCTCATCTTTCTTCATGGTGGTGATGTCTGTCTGTGTGGCCACGACATCGAATTGCTGTTTCTGTTTAGGGCAGATCGTCTTCGCGTCACACCACTGACAGGCAGACTCCGACATATACAGTGGCGGGTCATCAAGCTGTGTGGCGATCATCGCGGGACGCAGTATCTTCTCTTCCCACTCCCACAACTCTGCTGCTGGCATCACAAGAGTGCGCGGCTCGCCTGAGTGCGGTTGCACAATCGTGAGATGGAATTCTTTGATCCAATCGCGTGACATTCCCTGCGTGTACGCAAGCGCGTAAATCTTGAGCTGAGTTGAGTCCTCTGACACATAGCCCTTGCCAGTCTTGAGATCAGTGACATAGACCTTGCCACTCTTCATGGAGTAACCCACGACATCAGCAGTGCCGCCCACTTGGATGTATTCAGCAGACTGATACTTGACTGGGTGCTCGACATTCATGCGCTCTGTTAGCCCTTCGATATTCCAAATCTCGTTCAGGTAGTCGAGTGCCATCTGACAATCGTCAGCGTCCAAGATCACGCCTTCAATCTCTTCGCCAATGAATTTCATGGGGTCAGTGTCGAGCTGGTAGCAAGTCTCGGCCAGCGCGTGAATGGCAGTGCCACGCTGTGCGGCCTCGCCTGATGGGCGTTGCGGTACTTGAGCGCAGAGTTTCACAGAGCCAGGACACGCAATCCACCGTGAGCTTGCTGATGGTCTTAGTCTGCGTTGTTTTGTTGCCATGTGTCTCTTTCCAAGTGATGGTCATTGATGATGATCTGATACGCCAACTGCCTTACCTCATGGCTGACAGCGTGTCCAAGGTCTTCGGGGTCTAGGATGCGTTTAAGTAGCACCACCTTGTCCTGATTGGCTTTGCGTTGCGCCTCGAGCTGAGTGCCCAGCCAGATGATGTGCTCGCGCATGACTTGTCTCTCTTTATCTTGCATTGCGAATCCCCCACATTGCGATCAGCGTTGCCTCGGCTCGGCCATCGTCTTTGACGCGCTTGAAGTATTCCGACATGGCGGGGAATAACTCAATGGCACGCTGTCTGGATGCGTCTTTGCCTGCGGCCTTGCCCATGGCCTTAGTCCATGTGGCTGGTGCAACATAGGTCACTGGCACACTGAGTCCGGCCAGCACACCTTCAACGACACCAAGGCTGCGGCCAAAGCCAAACATGGCGGTTACGCCTTGACCTGGCCGCGCCGCTGGACGCTCCACAATGGCTAAATCTGGCTTGAGAGACTCAATCAAATGAGCCAGCAAATTGGGTGAGACCTGTCGTTTGGTCTTTTTGTTGATGTCCACCGTCAGCGTTGGCATATCGTGTACCGATAGCAACTGGCCGTCTACCAACACCGCTATAGCGCCGTTTAAGCCGCAGTCAATTCCGATGGTTCTAATCATTTGACGGCCTCATCCATGGCCTTGTTGAGCATCGTCATGCGTGCTGACACCAGCGCATCCGCTGCCTGCTCCAAGCGCACCACGGTGCTGTAAAGTGGCTCTGTGATGCCGTTCTGCCAGCGACTGATCTGAGCCTGATTGATCTCGGCCACGCGGGACAGATCGGACATCTTGAATCCGGCAGCCTCTACCTTGTGCTTGATGTCCAGAATTGCTTGTTGTGCTATTTTCATGCGTAGAATGTTAACCATGTTTTGTGGAGATGGTCAAGTTTAAGGCAAAAAAAGAGGGTTGACTCACGCCAACCCTCAAGGCAACTGCCGGAAAGCATGACACCGGCAGAGGGATTGTAAGGGATGGAATACCTGACTAAATCGCATGGTATTTGACAGATTTGGAAATATTGATATGATTACTTCGTCAACAACCTGAAAGGCTTTTATGAACCACACACAACACGCATTCACCGTAGAGGCGCACCGCCGCCTCTCCAAACGCGCAGAGGCAGCCTTTGACTACCTGCTGTGCCTCGCCATCGGCACTGGCTTGGCTGCACTGCTTGTCGCATGGTGGTCGGCATGAATAACCCACCAGCATTTCCAGTTCAAAGCGTTTACATAGAAGACCAAGAAACAAATTCAAGAGGCATGAGTCTGCGTGACTACTTTGCTGCCAAGGCAATGCAGATCATGTGGGACGCCTATGACAAGGGGTATTGCGGCCTGAACAACAACGACGCGCCAAACGTGGAAATCATCGCGGCTGGCTCCTACTCAATGGCAGACGCAATGCTGAAAGCGAGAGAGCAAGAATGAATAACCCAAAGGAGAAAACCATGTCACAGACAATGCAAATGGAAATTGACCGCGCTGTCAATAAGTTCACGCCACCCATGGAAGTGGGCGGTGGATTTCTCACCCGCGATGAATACGCCAAGTTTGCGCGTATGGCAGTCACCGAGGGCACATTGATCGGATGGGCGCACGCGGAGAACATGACACGCGAAAGAATGCAACGCAAGATCACCGAGCTGGAGCATGAGGTCAGCATACTGCGTGACCGCGTGAAAGATGTCGAGATGGAATTGCTGGCGACTCAAAAATGAGAAAGCTCAACTGGACACCCCCACACGGCACAAAGATCACATGGCCAACCATTCATGTGTTTGATGCCGCATTCACACCAACCAGAGGCGCTGATGTGCAGGCAATTTGGCGCAGATACGGTTGGACACCACGCTTTGGCAACGCGCCAGCGGTTGACGAACCCATCCACAAATCCAAGGTGCTGCGCGTATGGAAACCATAATTAACTTTTTGCTTGTGGCGGTGCTCTCCATCACAATCACGCTACTGGTGATCTTTTGCGTCATCAAATTTCTGCTGGACCAGACCGAGGACAAATAGATGGCACGCCCAAAGACAGAGTTGACCACCAACCCCAAAATCATAGGGGCGCGGTTGACGCAGGAGCAATTCAAAGAATGGCGCAAACTGGGTGGCGGCCTGTGGCTGCGAAAGTATTTGATTGAGAGTGCTGAGAAAAGGAAAAAGCAATGAAATCACTTAGCAAACTACATCAAGAGGCAATCACCCAAGCCCAAAACGAAACCGATCAAAACAAAGCAGCGGCGATGGCGATGATTGAGAAGCCAATTGAGATGATTAAGGCCATCATGCTCAAGCATGAATTGGCGGTCATCGAGGTGATGCGTGAGTTGCATGAGTCCCGTGAAGCGGCAGTCAGGGCAGAGCGTGAAGCCTGTGCAAAGTTGTGTGAGGATGGAATTGTTAAAGGCGGTGAAGTGTTTGCGGCAAAAATCAGAGCAAGGGGAAACACATGAGCAAAGACACAAGATGGGACAGAAGCATAGAGACTTTCTCAGATGAGCAACTTTTATTTGAGTTGGTCAGACGCAATGGTTTTCAACGAGCCGCTAAGAAGACAGAGTATTGGGGAAAGGGATGGGTCACAAGTGTTGTCGGCATTGGCAAAGACCACAGCGTATCCATCACTATGGACAGAGATGACTTCAAAGAGTTGTCTGTGTTGGCGGTTGTTGGGTTTCAAGACAAACTCAAGGAGAAGAACACATGAAATACGAAGACATAAAAGACTTCTATCAACGCTGTGAAGAACACCCTGACCATCAAAACGGCATCATATGCAACTCAATGATTCAACAGCGGTTGCATGAAGAAATTGACGAACTGCGTGAGTTCATTGAACAGCAACTCAAGGAACGCAATACTTGAAATCCGCAAGACTGCCCAAGGTAATTGACTTACTCCAGCGCACAGCCTGCACAGCGCCAGAGCTGGCGGCCAAGGTGTACTGCACCGAGAGGTCAGCGCAGCAGATGATCAACCGTCTGCGACTCGCTGGCACTGTCCACATACAAGAGTGGCGCAGATCGGGCAGAGTGCTGGTGGCGGTGTACCGCTATGGCATCGGCACTGATGCCGTCAAACCTCCACCACTGACA